GAAACCTCTGATGGTGTCACAACGACCGATTTAACTTCTAATGTCACCAGGATTAAAGCACTCGAAGACACTATCATCATCACCAACAGTTCTGGGATCACCACGGGGTTCACGAAGGGTGACCTCGTATATGCTTCGGCCAACAATCAGTTGTCCAAGTTGACACTGGGTACTACAGAGGGTCATGTACTCACGGCTAATTTGGAAACGGGGCTCCCAGCATGGAAGGCACCCAGCGGAAATATCGCGAACTATTCGACGAATGGGAGTAATACTGGTATTTCCAATATTAATCCTCAGTATACGTTGAACGTGGGGTCGAATGTGGTAGTAGATGATACGGGCGTAGATGTGATGTACATCAGGGGTAATATATACTCGACGCGGGATCTAACAGTCGTGGGTAGTACAGTTTCTGAACAGGTACACTGTCAGAGATTATTCATTAAAAATACAAAAGTTGTAGCAGAGAGGCCGACGAGGGTTTTGAGATTAACTTAAATGTATATTAATATAAATGTCGGAAGTGATAGCTTCAACGACGGGTGTGTGGGCGGGTGCTCCACATTACGGTACTCAGGCAGGTGATAATTTCGGGTATTCCATCGCGCTTAATTTTACTGGTACGCGTCTCGCTGTAGGTGCACCGGGTTATAATTCGGAAACAGGTTATGTATATGTTTCGGATTATAACGAAATATCGAATACATGGAGTCAAGTCGGTAGTAATATAGTGGGACCTCATACGTCTTCCCGTTTTGGGAATAGTATAGATATAAATTGGACAGGGGATAGAATTATTGTAGGGGCGAATACGTGTTCGAACGTTTATGTGTATGATTATTCTGATAATTGGGCTATGACACACGTGATAGATACATCAATATCAAGTTTTGGGCACTGTATATCCTTAGCTAACGACATTTCTTCTAGATTATGTGTAGGTGCCCCCGATGTGAATACTATATATGTTTATGAAGAACGGGGTGGTAGTTGGAATCTCGATTTTTCTAACGTTGGTACTGATTTTGAAAATGTTACACCTTTATCATATGGCAGTTTCGTACCACCTTTTGCTCTTTCAAATCTTACATATATAAACGTTGCCAGTAGTTATTCACAGTATGGTTATTCTGTGGCCATGTCAGCTTTCGGCGACCATATTGTAGTCGGAGCTCCTGGGACTCGCCTGTTGCAGATAGATAATACAAACTCAAATGCGACACAGACATACACTAGTAATGCATACCATGCGGATAACCCCGTTAATATCCCCGATAACTATGGAACTTTCCAGATTGGACACAGTAGAGTATTCAAGTGCCCGTTAAATGGGAATTGGACGACAGGTGTAACTCAGGTGGGTCAGTTGTTACGAGGTAACCCCGACGGTATACAGTTGAATGCGTGGGACCCTTTAAAATGTACATTACCGGGTTTTGGTTTTAATTCACATATAAGTTATGATGGTACAGTGTTATTAATAATAAGTGTAGAACAGGGAGTGAAAGATGTAACTAGGGATTTTACAAGGGGTCATGGTCGTCTACAATATTATACATACAATGATACAGATAATACATGGGAATTGTCACAAAAAATCGACGGTAATCACGCAAGCCGTTCTGGTTGGGGAAGCGCTTTATCTTATGATGGGATGAGAATAGGCAAGGCAGATTTTAATGTAGAAATGTTTTCACAAGTTTTCGACTGGAATGGGTCTTCTTTTTATGATACAGGTAGTCCTGTATCAAAAATCACTGGGTATGGGTATCTAAATGCAAATCTACATGGGTTCGATTACGCAATGGTCAATGGTGAGTTTGTAGCTGTATCTGCGCCAGGTTTCAATAGTAATAAGGGCAGTGTGCACGTTTTCAAATATGACTTAACATCTACATACAACGGGAATTCTTTATTCAGTGGGTACATAAAAACGGAAGGTTTGTACATTGGCTCGAATGACAATAGTTTAACGGATGGGACAAAACGTATATTATTTGGGGGTACAAACGGCGATAATTATTACGAATGTTCTACTATAGAGTCTAGAGTTTATAATTCTATCACATCTTCAGAAATTCTTATAGCTAAACTCCCGGGAAACGCTGGGCGAAATATGGAACCCGATAGGGTGAGAATAAAAGCACCAAACATCATTTTAGATGTACCGCGGGGAGATGCATCAGGGAGTGAATCGAGGTATACAGAAAACCCAGTCGTGATAGTCACACATAATGGTAATGTCGGTATAGGTTATGACGATACTGCTAAACCGTCCGCACATTTAGACGTGAAAGGTGATGGGTATATAAAATCAAAAACATCAATAGGTTCTTATAGACAATTAGACTGGCGAGCTTTCAATGATATAAACCTTGTTGCCTCACCATATACGGATAAAACAGGTTGTTATCTTTTTTATAACACGCGTGATGATACAGTGTTACAATCTAATATAGTGAATAACACTAGTTTTTGGTATGACAGAACCACCACTATGAGAGGTGCTGCGAGCAACGTCGCTTACAACACAGATTTAAAATCATTTACTTTCACAGGTGCTGCGACGAGCAATATATTAACAGATAATTATGAAGGATATAATACCGCGAATACCACTGAATATATTTCATTATGGGTAAGATTCGTTAGTATCAATACTTCGTATGAACAGGTGTTGGATTTAGGTGGTCACACTATTTTATCATTTAAAAAAGATACCGTAAAATTAAATGTCAATAGTACAGATTTTACTTATTCTCAAACATTTGCGAATGATACATGGTATCATATATTTATAGACATCAATAGAATCGCAGGCACTAAATACACTTTTACACTATACATAAATACAACACAGGTTATATCGGATTTAATCACACCCTTCAACACTTCACTCTTAAATAGAATTATATTCGGCGGAGGGATTAACGGGAATATCGGTACACCCCTTTTTACATTTGGGTTTAGCGCACAAGAAAAAGTTGAACTTTACAAATATGGACCCCCCGACGAAGTCTTGGCCGTGGGCGGTGGCGCCACCATCGCGGGTAAGTTGGGGATAGGCGTGACGAACCCCACGGAGGCCTTGGAGGTTAATGGTATAATCAGAAACAATAACCCCCGATTTTATGCGCATAACGGTTCTGGTAGTGCGACCACTACAACGGGTGTAATTAACGCGTTTAATCTGACGCACGTAAACACGGGAACTCATTATAATACATCACTGAGTAGATTTACCGCTCCGCTAGACGGGGTGTATGAATTCCAGTTCGCTGCTTTGCATAGATATATGACCGGTTCTGGTTCATGTGAATTGTCTTTCGCTAAGAATGGAACGCTAATTTCTATGAGAGGCGTTACCTACACATTTGTAACAGTGAGCAGTGATAGTGATTATAATACTGCTGATATTATGCTCGAGCTGGTAAAGGGGGATTACATAGAACCATATATCTATGTTATTGATAGTGGAACTGATTTATATTATGGTGGGGGTTTGACACATTTTTCCGGTAAATTTTTAGGATGAACCCGTTTTTACTTCCCGATGACGAAAAAATATGTTACGAGAGGGGAATCTTTCGCCAAAGGAATACCAAATACGTTAAATGGGGAAGACTCCACAAAAACGTACTAGGGGTTCACCTAAAAATATTAACACTCTATTGTCACGCGACTTTTTTACTTCTTCACTGCATCCATCGCCGCGAGGGCAATCACACCGACGATGAAAAACATGACGACATAATTGCATTCAGTAGTTTCATCCATGACCATGGGTTCTTTTTTCACAATAGGGGCCCGACGTTTCTCGGGATTTATGGGCCCTGGGGGTTCATAAAACTCTATGGGACAGTAGCCTATCATTTATAGTAGGATTACAAATTAATTTCAACCTTCTTCTTACGACCCCTCTTGGCTTTTGCTGGAGGCATCTTCACTTCCTTGATATCATCGTCACCGGCATCATCACCCCCACCATGGTCCGACACAATGTCTGATATGTCGTCCTCAACATCGTCCATGGGTTGGGGTATCGACTGCGGTTGCATCGTATTCATAGGGGGTACCGGGGGCATCATGATGTTACCCATCAGACTGGAGATGTCCAGACCCGGTCCCTGCATCTCGTGACGACCGGTGGTCGATGGGGAAGACCCACTCGCCCCCGAGGCTGAAGCCCCCCCTCCCATAGTGTTCTGGACGGCGCTCATCATGTTCTGCATGAGGTCGGGGTTCTGTTTCATAACGTCGTTCACGTTAGGCATCACGGACTTGAACATACTATTGGTGAGATGGAACATCATAGCACTGCCACCCAACATCATGATGAGCTTCACCTCGGGAGCCATATGCATCTTCGTACGGTATTTAACGAACAACTCTTCAAAGACTTCGTCATAATCATCAACACCCTCCATGATATTCTCGGACCACCCTTCCAGCTGAATATCGAAGGGGTCGTAGCGTTTGTTCAAAAACTCAAGACCAGTCACACATGCGATGAGCATACGCCTCGAAAACTTCACAGACTTGTCAACCTCTATGCTGTACGTGATTCGCTTCACCTCTGTGCGAAGTTCGTCAACTGGTGAGTATGCGTTGAGTCTCTTATTGACTGCGAAACCCTTCTTCTCAAGCCGCCCCATTTTGTTGACGAGGTCAGCTTTCTCCTCATCCACGGTCTTGTATCCAGGGGAAGGTTGTTCCTCTTCTTCTACGGGACCCTCGTACCCACCCTCATACTCTTCCTCCTCTTCCTCTCCGTAATCTATGGGATCTTCTTGCTGAGGAGGTGGAGGGGCATTCTGTTTCATAGGATTTGCGAACTCATTGATGTCCTCTTGATACATCTGTCTCTGAGGTTGCCTGAAAGCTGGTATGGTCCTCCCACGAGACATCGTCTGCGGTCTAGGGAAATCCAATTGAATCTCATCCAACATAGCCTGTTCATTTTCATCGAGCTTCATAATAGTAGAATCTCCACGATCGATAATAATTTCACCGTCCATTACTCTCTATGATAAACTATTCCTTTCTCTTTAACGCACTTAACAAAAAAATATCCGTACACTATAAATGAAACTCAACGCCGCAAACCGCAGCACACTCAACGCGATCGCCGTCGTCGTGATTCTCCTCGTGGTTCTCATGTTCATGGGTACCCCCAGCGTGAAGAAGAGCATGTACCAGCCCAGGGAAATCACCGTCGCACCCGTCAGTGAGCAACCCCTCTTCGCCCTCCCCCGCAGCACCGAATGCCTCGCGGGCCCTACTGAGGAGGCTGACTTTTACAACATCGATGTCCAGGGTATCTGCGGGGGCCAGAAGCTGGTCGCCGACCACGCGAGCTATGAAATCAGCGACGGAATCGGTGGTGTTTTAATCTAAGCTATTATAAATGGCTTTAGTGACCGCGCCACAACCCACACTCCCCGATTATGAACATGAATATCACACCATCATAGTAGACACCGCTGACCAGGTGAGTAAAAACACCTTTTCGGTGTACCTGCAACAGCCCCTGGATAATGTTGTGCAGGTTCGACTCACGGCGGCGCAGATACATACCAGTTCCTCAAATGTATGTCATATTTCAATCGATGAATTAAACACTAACTTCAGTCAACGCGCCACGTCGGATTTAGATGGCCAATCTTCTTTAACTTCCCTGAATCGTTCATTCGGTACAATCCTATGTGACGGTGCAGGTAATTTCAACTTTACTGACAATTACCCAGTCGTACAGCAGTACATTACTCCCATCAGGAAACTTGGACGTTTGAGTTTCACTCTGCGTAATCAGAGTGGTGATACTATTCCAGGTGCCGTTGATAATTATTTCATTTTACGATTTATATGTAGGAATCCCAATCTCCCAGGGCGTTAGTTTGTATATTTTTAAAACTGTAGTATTATAAATGTCCTCTGGAATAGTACAACTCATCGCCGTCGGTGTTCAAGATGAACACATCATAGGTGAACCTGAAATTTCATTCTTCAGTTCCACCTTCAAGAGACATTCCAACTTTTCACAGTCTGTCGAAAAACAGACGATTCAAGGGGCTGTGAAAGGTAACTCCATGTCAACAATCAAGTTTGAGAGAAGTGGTGACCTCTTAGGCTATACATATTTCACAATTGACAACCTCTCACAGGCGCTCGATATTCAAAGATGGGACACCATCATCGACCACGTTGAACTTCTCATCGGGGGACACGTCATAGATACCCAAGATGCCATCTTCACCGAAAAGATTGCCATAGATACTTTCGCTCAAAATGTTTCCAAGAGTTCCAACGGGACTCACCCCGGTGTGAGCGCCAGGTCTTACTTTTACCCACTGCGTTTCTTCTTCTGTGAAGGACCTCAATCTGCCATACCCTTAGTGGCCCTCCAATATCACAACGTGGAAATAAGAATCCATTGGGGTCCAGCCGCCGGTGGCTACAACGTGGAAGCCTACTCCAATTACTATTACTTGGATAATGAAGAACGTGGAAACATCGCTTCACGACCCAACAACATTCTCATCACGCAAGTGCAGAAGAGTATCCCCTCGGGGGAGCTCGTTCAGGAATTGACATTCAACCACCCCGTCAAATACTTGGCGTGTTCAAACACCGCCACAGGGGGTGCTCTCACTTCGACAGACAATAAAGTCAAACTGAGCATCAACAGTGTCGACATAGGTATCTTCAAGTGGGCCAAACCTCATTTCATCGACGTCATGAATTATTATCATACGAACTTCGTGACGAGTCCCGACTTCTTCTTGTATTGCTTCTGTCTCAACACGAGCTCCCTACAACCCACGGGGTCCTTGAACTTCAGCAGGCTCGATTCCGCCAAGATACATAGTCAGTCTAAGCTCATCACAGACCCCATATACGCCGTCAACTATAACATACTTCGTATAGACAACGGTATGGCGGGTCTCATGTATGCAAATTAAAATGCATTACTATATTACATGGTGAAGAATCTAAGTACAGTCGAGGGATCGACGAAGATTCGATTAGGTAAAAATTGTACAGACGAACAAGCGGAGAATACCATCGTTTTCAACGCATCCGACACACAGATAGATGCCGCAACACCCAGTGCAATATATATGACACCCATACGAACCTATAACAACTCAACTTCCTATATCATGCTGTATGATACCACCACCAAAGAGATTACAAGCTCCGGGGTACGGACGAACGCGATCGCCGGGTCGACACCAAGTCTAGAACAAGTGACCGCAGTGGGAAACACGACCACGAGCAACGTGGGCATAGCCAATAACAACCCTCAACACATCCTCTCCGTGAGCAACACCGTCTTCATGGGCAACACGGGGGTGTACCACCTTCAAGTGAATGGGAACTCGTATACCGACTACATGAATATAGGTACGTCCCTGACGACGGTGGAAAACGTAGTGGTTGGGAATACACTGAGTGCCAATACACTCAAGGTGAATGATTTATCCGTGGGGTACGTTCCCGTAGTGACGGATGGAAATGTTCTCACGGATTCAACAATCCAAGTGCCATCTGTGGGTACCCTCCGTATGGATGCAGACGTGAGTATTTATGGCAACTTAGTCACTTATGGAAATGTCACACAGATTTCAGCGAATAACCTGACGGTAGACGATCCCCTGATTCTCGTGGGTAACCATAATCCACTAGATACCAATGATCTGGGTATCATCATGCGACGTCCGACGGCCAACGTGGCCATAGGGTTCCGCGGGGATGAGAACGAGTTCATGATTGGATACACGCACAGTGATGCTTCTGGAATTAACTTGGTACCCCTGACTACGACTGACATAGACGTGAAGGTGTACGGTAAACTGTCCGCCAACATATTGAGTGGGGATGGGTCTTTGATTACGGGTGTATCAAGTGGACCCATAAGGACCGACTTGACTTCAAACGCTCTGAGGATAACAAACTTGGAGACTTCAAATGGTCTCATAAGGACTGACTTGACTTCAAACACTCTGAGGATAACAAACTTGGAGACTTCAAATGGTCGCATAAGGACCGACTTGACTTCAAACGCTCTGAGGATAACAAATTTAGAGACTTCAAGTGGTCTCATAAGGACTGACTTGACTTCAAACACTCTGAGGATAACAAACTTAGAGACTTCAAGTGGTCTCATAAGGACTGACTTGACTTCAAACACTCTGAGGATAACAAACTTAGAGACTTCAAATGGTCTCATAAGGACTGACTTGACTTCAAACGCTCTGAGGATAACAAACTTAGAGACTTCAAATGGTCTCATAAGGACTGACTTGACTTCAAACACTCTGAGGATAACAAACTTAGAGACTTCAAATGGTCTCATAAGGACTGACTTGACTTCAAACACTCTGAGGATAACAAACTTAGAGACTTCAGATGGTCTCATAAGGACTGACTTGACTTCAAACGCTCTGAGGATAACAAACTTAGAGACTTCAGATGGTCTCATAAGGACTGACTTGACTTCAAACGCTCTGAGGATAACAAACTTAGAGACAGATAAGGCCCCCCTACTGGACCCGGTCTTCACCAACAACGTCACGGTCAGTGGTAACCTCACAGTCTTGGGCACCACCACCACGTTGGATACAGTGAACCTTGTCGTCAAGGACCCTATCGTAGCCCTCTCCAACGCTGCTGGTACTGTGGATTCTGGGGTCCTCATCAATAGGCCCGGGGGTACCAATAACGTCTTTAGTGGATATGACCATTCGGCTAGTGAGTATGTCATGGGTCTGACGGACAGTAGCGCCTACGATTCGTACATAGTCATGAAGGAGAATCACAACTTCGTGGCGAACATCTATGGGAACGTCAAGGCCAGCTACTTCATAGGGGATGGGTCTTTGCTTACGGGTGTATCAGGTGGGGGTGGGGGTGGGAGTGGCAATCTCACAGTCACTGGTGGTCTCACGATAACCGATATGGACGTACCCACGAGTGTCTCAGGGAGTGTGATCACTCTTAATGGTGGGAATAGGACCTTCGGTGTGAGCCCACTTTTAGAGGTGAGTAGCAACGTGGAGCATCTGGTGTATACCAATCTCATCCACGGGTCGGATATTAAGGTATTGATGAATGCTGCGTCGGAATTCATCTTCAGTAACAATATTAGCAACGTGCACCGGTATACATATGGAAGTCCTACTACGATCAGTGTAGGAAACCATGCGATCGCGACGTTTTCCAATTTACACGGAAGTATCTATGCGGATCTGAAGATTGGTTATGCAATCGCAGCCACTCCGCCGGTCACTGCTGTTAGCTCCATTTCATTTCTAGGATGGACTGGAGCTGGCGATCGCTATACTCTTCAGTCCTCTGCCAACCAAGTATTTGTTTACTATTATGCTAATGCATCTGGCCCACTGTTTGGCGATGGTCGACACTCTATGAAATATACGGTGTCAACTGGTGAATGGACCGATAACTCGGGCCTCGCCTATCCTACACCCTCTGACATTTCATATGTTAGTACTAGTGGTGGTCGTGAGGTTCATGCTTCAGTGAACACCTCACTTCCTGGTATTCGTTTTAACTTCACAGATCCTTATTTTTAGTAACGGTTCTTTCCAACCCGGTAGTAGTACTCAATCACCCGGTTTTGGTTTCGCTGGTGGTGTTTCCGCTGCGGGTGGCTCCGGTATCGTCATCATTCGTTATACCATTTAAAAAAACCCACCTTACATTAGAAAATGGTACACCTCGTCGAGATCGATGCAAACAACAGGGTCCTCCGAGTCATCGTGTGAGAACAGTTTGGGTGGCACATGGGTTCATACGTACTATAGCGCACCGGGGAAGAACGGCGCGGATCTGGGGTCCATCTATTATCCAGAAGCGGAGAACTTCTCGCCACCCCAGCCGTACCCTTCGTGGATTTTGAACACTGACACTTACCAATGGGACCCCCCGGTGTCTCAACCAGACGATGGACAAATGTACACCTGGGTCAAAGAGACCACCTCATGGGTGGTAGTGCCGCCTCTGCAATAAATAAACAATTTTACCAACACTCCACTGGAAGCTCAGGAAGGCTGCGGCATTCTGAATGGCTTCGACTAGAGTGTTCATCTTTTTTGAACAATATAAACACCCAACTTAGGTGATGCAATTCACTTCGGGGATGCTACGTGATTTGAAATATATGAGCGCACTGTATTCACGGAAGAACTACATCTCGGAGTACACTTTCTATTTTTCAAGTATCACGAATGGTAATGTGGATGTGCTTAAAAAATAAACTTGTTATAATATAAAATGTCCGGTGGAATCGCCCAACTCGTTGCCATTGGTGCCCAGGATGCCCACATCGTCGGGAAGCCCGAAGTTTCCTTTTTCCGTTCCAACTACAAGCGTCACACTAACTTTGCTCAGACCGTCGAGCGTCAGGTCATCCAGGGCAACCCCACCGCCAATGGGATGTCCACGGTTCGCTTCGAGCGCAAGGGTGACATGCTCAGCTACGTGTACTTTGCCCCTAACGATGGTACCAAGGCTGTGAAGTTTTCCCCCACCGACTGGATCGGTCAGATTGCCAAGGTTGAGCTTCTCATCGGTGGTCAGGTGATCGACGATCAGACCTCCACCTTCTCCCAGTACATCGCCCCCACGCTCCTCGCCCAGAGCCTCACCAAGTCTAAGTCGGGCTTCGCCGAGGCTGCCGAGAGCAAGTTTTACCCCCTCCGCTTCTCCTTCTGTGAGAACTGGCAGTCCGCCATCCCCCTCATCGCCCTCCAGTACCACGACGTCGAGATTCGCATCACGTGGGGTGCCGGCCTGTCTGACAAGTGGGAGTGCTACTCGCACTACGTGTACCTGGACACTGACGAGCGCGTGGCGCTTGCGGCCGCCCCCCAGAACATGCTCATCACCCAGACCCAGCGCGCGATCGCCTCCCAGTCCAGGATCCAGGAGATCAACTTCAACCACCCCGTGAAGATCTTGGCCGCCACCTCCGCCACTGGTTCGTCCCTCGCCATCGCGGCTGACGCCAATAAGCTCAAGCTCCAGATCAACGGCACGGACGTGACGGACTTCAAGTACGTGGACCCCCACTTCACGGCGGTCCCTGCCTACTACCACACGAACGCTTCGGCCCCTCTGTCTGTGGTGACGACGGTCGCGTCTACCCTGACGTCTAACGTTCTCTCAAACCTTAACGCACAGACGTACACCTCCAACATCGTGACGGATGGTGACAACAAGAAGCTGTTCCTGTACCCCTTCTGCCTCGACACGTGCAAACTCCAGCCCACGGGTTCCCTGAACTTCAGCCGCATCGACTCTGCTCGTCTTGTCTGTGACACGGCGAACCACGATGTTGACATTTACGGTGTGAACTACAACATCCTCAGAATTGAAAATGGGATGGGTGGACTTATGTACTCGAACTAAACCCCGACCGCTAACGCAGTCGATTGTCAATTCTTTTCCTCACCAACAATAACATGTGGATACTCTTCTTCCTCGCCGCCTTTATATTCCTCCTCACATACGACCCGAAATCGGGGACGTTAAACAAGTACGTTGAACTCCCCGATGCCCCATGTAAAGATGGACACTACCAGGAAGTTCAATTTGCCCAAAAAGGATATCAATGTCCCAGTACCGATAAAACCCAGATGGGTGCTATAATATCTACTTAAAAGCAAGATGCACTATTGAATTAGAATGTTTGCGTTTGACCGTGACACTGCTACTCTCGTCGCTGTTGCCGTGTGCATCGCCGCGACTGTCTACCTGTTCAAGGAGCTCAAGAAGACCAAGGAGGAGTTTACCACTGCCAAGGAGGAGTTTACCACTGCCATGGCGGAGAAGCATCAGCAATCCGTGGTATACACGGAGGTCCCTCATCTGGCGCCTGCTCTGAAGGTGGCTACCCCAGAGCCGACACCTCCGAAGGCGCCTATGACGCGCAAGAAATCTGTCACCATCGCTGAGAAGGAATCGTCTGAATAAACATATTAGGAGATTATAGAATTGCCCCGAGCAATGAAGAAACACAAGGCTATCGCGATACCAGTAACTTTTACGGGTGGTACACCCAGGTTTCTCACAGTGAGGGACCGACGATTTAAAGAATGGATATTTGTTACAGGAGGCTGTAGGCGCAGGGAGATATTTTATCCACTCCGTTGTGCACTCAGGGAATTAGAAGAGGAGACTCGGGGTGTGGTGTCCCTTAAAAAAGGTGAGTACACGAGTTTTACATTTACAGTGAAGGAAAGTCCCCAGGTAGATTTAGAATATTCAGTTTTCATATTTTATGTTAATTACTCACTTACTGACCAGGTTGATTTGGTGAAACAATTTAACGATGAGAAATACAAGATGCACACCAAGAAGATACAGATGAAGCGTACATATGATGAGAATGACTTTATGAGTTTTGACACTTTATCAGAGTTTAATGCTCGCACCCAGTGGGACCGTATAGTACATAATGTGGTAAGGAATCCAGAATTTTATGCATGCATGAGTTCCCTCAATAGAAAAACGTTTGCTATTAAATAATGAAGTCTAAGAACTATATTTTAATGCAAATGAAAAATATTTTGATAGACCGGAAAGAATACTCAGAGGAAAAGGCGGAGGCTTGGGTCAGGGAACATGAAACTAAGACGGTCTATGAGCTCATGGTCATGAAGAAGCATCTGACTACGGTCGAAGAAGAGTATAGGGATGTTTCATGTCGTAGCTCGATTTGGTGCGATGAAGAATATTAAAAAAATAATACGATGTAAGTATAATGAGTATGTTTAAACGTTGGTGCAAGCAAGAGGGTTTTTGTCACGGGGGCTCCAATCTATCACACGTGCTCATGGATGGTGGTATACTATCTGTCCCGTTTGATAGATTGAATGACTTTTATACTATGTACATAGACGCTGTCAAAGGGGGTGAAAAGTTATTTGTTGTAGAACAAAAGACTGAAAAGTTTCATTTTTTTGTGGATCTCGATTACAAAGATACAGAAGAGTTATCATTCGACACACTCGAAGAAGTATGTAGGACTATATGTGACCGTGTCTCTACATTTACAGATAAAAACGCACTCATATCTGTAGCGGAACCTAAAACCTGTGGGGAACTCATCAAACATGGTATTCATATAAACTGGTCGGGGTTCGTGGTGGATCATGGGTCTGCTATGGCTCTTCATTCTCATATCGTATCGGCGCTCACAATTCTATTCCCCTCAAAGAATTGGAGAGACATCGTGGATACCTCAGTCTATGGTGCTGGAAAGAAGAATGCAAAGGGGAGTGGGTTCCGTATGCCCTGGTCGCATAAAAAGGCGAAGCATGATGCGTGTGGCGGTGCAGGTTGTGAGGGGTGTGAAAAAGGGAGAGTGACACAGGGACAGTACCGACCAGTTATCTTGTATAACGGTACCCTCAGTCATATTCACGACCGTGAACCGAGTGTGGATATCATGCACATGGCTACCCTTCGTACAGAGGCGACTGAACATGTTATAGTCGAGGGTTCCACGAGAGAGGAGGGATCCTTTAGCATGCAAGAGACTAAAAATATTTTCCAAGATTTGGAAGTTCAAAATACTATTGAATCATTTATTCGTAAAAACATGTATGGTCAGGAATCATCTGATGTCTCAAAAATATATATACACGACAAAATATTTTTAGTTTCCACAAACTCTAAGTACTGTGAAAATATCCAAAGAAAGCACGCTTCCAATCACGTTTGGTTTCTCATCGAGGGTGACACTATCACCCAAAAATGTTTCTGTAGGTGTGAGACAAACAAGGGTCGGCTTCATGGATTTTGTAAAGACTTTTCAGGGAGGTCCCACATACTTCCCGATAAGATTTACAAGGCCATGTATCCAAATGGATATTCCAAACTAATGTTTAGAACTTCTTCTCCGAAACCCGAGACCCCTGTGGACACTACAAACCCAGTAGACTTATTGAACACTTTCATAAATAAACACATGGTCACCACATCAGATGTGAAAATCAAAAGTCTCACAAAGTCTGCAAATCAGTGTAAAATAGATACCACCATGGTGTGTGGGGGGTGTGAAAAGATAAATGTACCCTTTGTCATTAAGAAAAAGAAATCTATCATTCAACAAAAATGTAATTGTACTACACGTGAACATACACTTGCAGAAAAAATTGTAAAGGTACTATAGAATGATAGCTCTATTCATCATCGCAGTGTTTGCATACATGATAACACAAATAAAAATAAAAATGAATGACACTGTACTCACCGAACTTATAAAAGAAACGCACAAATATTCAGGTATCCATGAAGATTCGTACGGTCAGTTTTACGCGAATATACAGATGGCTCTTGAGTACGTGGATGCACAGTTTCTTTATAAGGCTATTCATCATCTGAATGAGATACCCCTCTACATGTCTCCCATAGACCCCGATGTTCAGGGAGAGATTGCAGAACTCGGACAGAGGATTGGAATCGCTTTCGAACGTGAAAAGAAATACATTTAAAAGAGAGAATGTTATACGGAGTACTAATGGCTTCGACTACTACCCGTTCCGGTCGTGTTTCCAAGAAACCCGAACGTCTCGAAATGGAGGAGGATGTCGAGGATGATTATTCTAATTCAGACGACGATGATGATTACTCTGATGACGACGATGACGATGACGACCTCTGTGAGACTGAGGATGAAGACGAGTGTGACGATGAGGACGAAGATGCTGATGAAAATGGTAACCTGAAAGGGTTTGTGGTTGACGATGAGGACGATGAGGAAGATGAGGAAGAAGATGAGGAAGAAGACGCTTAAAAAAATAATTTGCTACTATACATATGGATACAGACATTGGAAATCCAATTGAATATAACCCCCAAGTTGCTGAGAGGGATGAAGAACCTATTCGTAACTCCGAACCACAAGAATATTATTACGCCCCTCAACACATGATGCCCCCACCTCCTCACCCGGAACCGTCGAAACCCGATATATTCACAAACTTAGATAAAACCGCGTATCTTGTCATATTTGCTGCGTTCATCCTGGGATTCTTCATGGGTAAAACTATGCAACCAGTCATCCTGAGACATGGGTGAATATCCGGTAAAATCTCCTATAGGACCCGTGGCTGGTTCGGTAAAATATGCTCTACTGGTAATCAAGGGGTCCTTTAAATTATCCGTGAGTATATCAGTAGCGTTGGGTTCACTTTTCATAATCTGTTCTTTTTTAATATAAAAATATATTCCTAATAATAATCCGAGAGTGACGAATATGGATATCAGTAACACTAACATATTATTAATAAAAACGTTTATTTTTTTTAATAATATGGATGCCTCCACCGTGATTCGAACACGGGACCTTTGGTTTACAAGACCAACGCTCTAACCAACTGAGCTACAAAGGCAAAGCCTATAATATGATAGGCTGTGATGTTGATGTGTGTATAATTACGTGGAAGTCACTTCCTCTCCAACATCTGCTGGGTTCTCCGAAATCTGAGTCTCCGTGGATTTCTCATCCCCCTCTGGGATTGTCATATTGGCTTCGCGCTGCTTGCGACGCTCTTCAATCTCACCAGCGACGATGGTGTCAGCCTCTTTGACCAAATCCTCCATCGATGCATCAGGCTTTTCGCGCTTGAGGCGCTCGAGAACCTCCGCGGGGTGACTGATAGGAGGCTCATCGGGACGATTATAAAACTGGGAGTTCTCATCTCCGGGCTTGTTGAAGATGGCCTCTCCACCAACCTTGGTGGTGATCATATCCCTCTTACGCTCATCGAACATCTTGGCAGCCATGGCCTGGTTCTCCTTGTATCCGGTCATGAGTTCCTCAAGCTTCTCATTGGTATAGTGGGCATCCTCAATCTTGCTGGGGTCCGGGGGGATGAGGAGCCACTTGTACATGTCAACGACGTAAATGTCAAACGTTGCATCCTCCTTCTGCAGACGTTTCGCGTGGTTCGCAGCCTCATCACGCGTCGCAAAACCGCCTCGGATCTTAATACCAAACTTATCATTCTTCTGCGGTGCATCGGGTCCGATGACCGATAGGCATGCGAAGAGCTGACCAGGAACGGTGGTGTAATCTGTCTCAAGAGACATTATATATTATATACGCCACTAAACTTTAAGTAACCTAAGTGAGTTAAAGTTTTTGATAATAGTAACATCATGGAAGAGATACGCCGCCTCCACAACGATGAAAAGCGGAACCTCATAGCATCTATCGCGCGTGAAGGTGATAGTGTGCTCGATGTAGGGTGTGGTTTCGGTGGGGATCTTCAAAAATGGCGTCACGCGCGTGTCAATCTAAGCATGTGTGAACCAGATGCCGAAGCCCTAGAAGAGGCGAAGAACCGTGCGAAGAATCTAAAGATTCGGGTAAACTTTTACCACGGTGATATTTTCGCATGTCCCCATAGGAAATATGATATCATCTGTTACAACTTTTCCCTACACTACATTTTCCAAACACGTGAAATATTCACCAATACACTTCGTGAAATTAGAAAACGTTTGAAACCCGGGGGGAAGTTGATAGGTATCATACCCGACTCAGAACAAATTATATTCAGGACACCTTTGAACGATGCCACAGGAAACTTTTTCAAACTAAGAGGGACGAGTAACGGCGACTTTGGTGAAAAGTTATACGTGCACTTGGTGGATACCCCGTACTACGCTGATGGCCCGAGACCCGAACCACTAGCACACCGTGATTTACTCGTGACGCATTTAGAAAACATGGGGTTTTCTATGGAACATTGGGAAGGTCTCTCAGGAAATCCAATTTCGAGGTTATACAGTAAATTTATATTTGTATATAAAAATGATAGCTCTGGTCGTGTTAGTCATCATTAACATCATCATATTTTTATATACAAAGGAGGATACTAAATTAGTAGAAGTGAAGGAGAAGTACAAGGTACTCCGGGAACACTTGATAGCCACTGGTAATGAAGACTTTAAGATGTTATATAAAGAAATCCCTATCATCGCGCATCGTAAAATGTCGGGGGCCGTGGGGTACAATGCGAACAAGGGTGCTGAAATTGGTCTGTGTATAGATGGGGAAGTCAATGAAATATTCCACGTGTTACTTCACGAACTGTCACACTGCACAGTCGACGAATACTCTCACAGTAAACATTTTTGGGGGCAGTTCGAAAAGCTCAGGAATGAAGCTGTCTCCATAGGAATATACGAAACCATCTCGGAGAGGACACCATTTTGTGGGAAGCACGTGATGGATAAATAATAATAATATGTATATTATATTATATAATGGATGCTAGGATTCCAGAACCGTCGTTGTCTCAAATCGGTCTTTCTGTGTCGATGTGGTTATTCATGTTCTTGGGTACTATTATCATCCGCGCAGAAACGCATGAGTGGGTGAATACCGTGATGCTCGCTGTAATATATCCTTTATACATATGGTTCATGTCCAGGAATAACATTGTCGGTAGTATATCGCAGGGTGCTATGATTGCTACTGTCATAGCCGCTGGTTTATTCATGACACTGTTATTAGAGGCGCGAGCGAAATCATCTTTTTCTTTGTCACTCAAGAAAAACTTAAAAGAGTTTGGTAGAAAACCCAAGGGTACAGCGTACGCCTCCGCCGCTATCGTGGGGAGCCTTATAGTTGGTATAGGCGTCTCGTACGCTGTGTTAAATAAGAATTTCATAGATATGTAAGGCTTACACATATTTGCGAGCGATGTAAAAGACAATGCCGGCGAGGAGTCCCGTAGAAGCGAGGCCGACCATACTACGGTTACCCTGCGCGTTTAAGAATTGGGGGATGGTACCAGCGAGCTTCTCCTGAACGGGCTTGCTGATAGCGGCGGCAGTGCAAGCAGCCACGATGAGAGCTTGCATCTGGTCGTCGGTGAGGTTCATGGGGTTCGTCTTCATGGTGGGAGCCGCTGTGGGGGGTGCGACGGGGGGGGGAGTCATCGCCTGTTGCATCATGCGGGGATCCATGGTCATCATAGAAGGTTCGAGGGGTTCCTGGGAGTCGCCCATAATATCGGCGATGGGAGTAGAATCCATAGTATCTTTATGTTCACTCACATTTTTTTTTACAATTTCCGGCACAAAGGAAGTTGATGGGTTGTCATTATTTTTCAACGACATCATACCATCGTCGCCATCTGAAAGATTTAATGTTCTGACGTCTGACATTTATATAAAAGTACATTTTTTAGATACTATGATTTCGCACTCACTACCTTAACACGCATCAGCCCATTTGAGAATATCTTTGATGGTCCACGCACTCGTATCTATAGTTTCAAAACGTTCCACGCGTTTGATGAATGTTTCCTTTTTAGGCACCTGAAAAATATCATTCTTCAACTGCATTATCGACCCATCACAGTTCCGTGTCGTCATGTACACCGGGAAATGTTTCGTAAAGTACTCCCACACTGGCCCCTCCCTGGACCCTTTGTAAAACTTATGCACGAACCCCCACACAACTCTCTTTATATATCGGAGACGTTCTCTAGGGTCTTCTGGACCGCTGCGACGCATGGAAATGTTATCAAACGCCATAGCCACGAAGGATTCTATATAACAGAAATGATGTTGAGAGAGTTCATCGTACTGCGACACCTCCCACGCCCGGTTCAGATACCCCGGCTCCCCTGAGATATACATGGCGGTGCTCATCTGCTCGGGTGTCTCCTGAGTAAAACCACCAGTGGGTTGGAACCCTAAGGACTTGTCACATATTTTGTACCCCGGGTACCTCTCTCGAATCGTATCTTCAAACTCGTGCACATACGCCCCCTCCCCCATGGAGTCGTATATATGTATCTGTTTCGTGACGTTATTCACCTTGACATAAATAGCGTGACCATCATCATTGTCGAGATTCGCTTCGAGATGAATATACTCTACATCCGTATCAGTGGGTGTAAGATTTTCAAGATTTTTACATCTAAAGATATACTTATCCTTTTTGATACTCTCGGAACTAATAGCTCTGAGAATATCTTCGTAGTATTCTTGGATAAACCTCTTGGCAATTTCAGTGGCATTTTCAATAGCCAAAAGTGTCTTGGCATCCTCAGACCCTTGCATCACCGCACGTTCCAAAAAGTCATCTGTATCGAGGGCCGGGTGGTCCTCTTCGATGAATCTGAGAAGTTCATTATTGTCGGTGAGAAGTTTGATTGGAATCATCGTGTTTGAATTATACTTTCATATACTTTTTAAGTGACTTAGGTGAAGATATGACAAATAGAAACTCTGTCACTTTGTTTTTTCTGTCTTTCAAATTACGACTCCCCTTGTAACAGTTGTACTCTATTTCGATTTTTTCGTATTCGTAGGGTTCGAGAAGTTCTTCCCACTCAGTGGGTGTGATGAATCCCTCGTTATTATAAGATACCAATGTATGCGTAGCTTTTTCGGTGGATACTCGTATCGTGCGCTCCATGACTTCCCTTATTGTTCGTTTGTAATTGTAAGCACTTTTATTCCAGTTGGTCGGTATCCCAGAGACTTTCGAAATAGTATCGGGTCTCTGATTTGTACACACAAGGTTTAACATGAAATAATTGGAACCGTATGGATGTTGGTTATAAGGTGGGTCTATATAAATGAGATCTACCTGGGGAAGCGTGTCTAAAAAATCACACGCATCCTTCCTGTGCACCACGACTTCTTTGGACTCTGGAAGCCACACTGGACATTCAACTTCAATCTTCTTCGTAATCCTCTCGAGGGCGTAGCCTCCTTTACCACCCCACCCACCTTTATGAAACCCTTTAAAAACGCCCGATGTGTTCGTGTGAATACTAACCTTTACGACGAGAGGTCCCAGACAATAAGATTTCAAATGGGGTGGTACGTGCGCATCTATGTACGCCAACATTCCATCGATACGATTTGCATTTTCTTTTGTGAAAAAACATCGCTCTCCTTCTTGAATAGCTGAAGAATCTCTCGGTGCGTACAATTCAGAAAAGAATCCTTCCACCCCGGGACATGCGTTCATGTTTTCCAAATGTTTTTTAATATCTTCTCTCTCTGGGTCCGTAGGTGTTTTCAAGAAACATTGGGATAGTACCTCACAATATCTTTCCAAATCATTCACGTACAATGTATCGCACGAAGTGAGTAAAGTTCGTGACACCACCCCCGAACCCGAAAAAGCATCGACACACGTCTTTGGTTGTAAGCGCTTGAAAACCTTTTCAATGACACCGACCAACTTTCTTTTATTACCTATGTATGTTATCATGGGCTGGTGTACATACCTTTCCATAGCTACTATGGTAGCTGACTATTTCCTTAAGCGATTCTCGTGCAATATGTTTCATAATGTACAATCTTTCATCGGGGGTCCAGATGGAACTCTTGTGTGGAAACACATCATATTTATGAGTCTTGACACAGAATGTTGCGTGACAGGGTTCGTGTACACCTCTCTTGATATCGATGCGCTTCACCATATCCTCGGGGTTGAAGGGGGGTTCATTGGGTTTCATCTCCCACGTGATTGTTTCCCTCCCAAAGTTTGATATGGGACCTATCCTATGAATGATTGATTCACTACTATGAAAATCACACCCAGCCACAAACACGAGATAAGGTGAAACGGTGAGATTCTTGAAGAGGTGCCACGAAGCATTTACATTTTTAAACACCCTCTCGATAGCATTACCTGTCGATTGTTTAGGAAGATTCTCTGAAAATCTTTTATCATTCGTACCCTGATATTTATCTTCAATGATGAGGAAACAGTATTTCGTATCATCGAGTGTCACGTAGAATACCCCCCCATCAGGACTTATGAAGGTACCACTTTGTGAGAAGAAAATACGTTTTTCCCAATGGAACGTGCCGTTCACTTCTACCACGAGGTCATGACAAAACGTTTTAAAATGATTCATGACATCATGTAGTGTTTTTTCAGATTGTATACAGACATCCCGGGCTATCGAAGAACCTTTATGAATTGTTTGAAGATGAGACATATTTATTATTTTTGTTTTGTAATCTTTACTTGGGTTGATTTTCCTCTCGTGTTTTTAGAACTCAGGGAAGTGTTCCCATTGGGGTTGAACATTTTCTTATGCGCCTGCCAATATTCTGGTGCACCCACTTTGAAGTTTTTCCTGATGGTTGCCTTGTACCAGAAAACACAGTCTTCAATTTTATTACTTTTTGAAGTATTATCCAACACAATACATTCATAATTCTCTGTGCAGGCATCCATGACTTTATTGAACATATCGAAGGATGGGAAGATACCGAAGAAAGATTTGTACAATTTTTCTCTATTCTGAATGATATTCTCTCTGAGGATAAACACATAATCTACATTGGCACGAAGGGCTGGTGGGAGGTCCATACAATACTGCATGGTGAGCATGAAGAAAATCTTCCAATGTCTCCCGTTCATGAAACACTGTCTGATGCACGTGTCTCTCATGAACTTGTTATCATACATACAATCGTCGAGTAGAAGGAAGGCGCCACAATTTGGTTTTCCCGCACCCACCAATTTCCTCTGACGGTCCATCACACGTTCTATAGCATCTTTGTCATAATCACCGTAAATGAACAGGTCAGGGATGTACTGTTGGTAATAATGATTACCTTCTTCTGTCGCTGATAGGACAATCCCAGCTGGCAAATGTTTTTTGTGATACAGAATATCTGTGACGAGAGTTGATTTGCCAGTGTTCCGTTTTCCAACAAAAACACACACCCTGTCATCAGCAATATTCGCGGGATTAAATTTTCGCAACTTTAAATCCATCTATAATAATGCCCCGTTTTATTTCATAATATTTTACTCACATGTAATAAGAATGGCTGGCCGCGTGAGGCTCGCTGTCACTGGCATCCAGGACCAATGGCTCACTGGGGAACCACAGTTTTCATATTTCATCATGAATTATAGGAGACACACCCGCTTCGCCACAGAGGCTGTGGAATCACCCTTCGACGGCCGAGTTGGCTTTGGAGAGACCCTGACGTGCAGGATACCCAACGACACGGGTGACCTCGTGAGAAGCATGATGCTCAAAGTGACTCTCGACCCCCTCCCAGCATCCGATACCCCCCTTGTATCAAACGTTTACAATACAACCACTGGTTCTAGAATAATTGAACACGCAGACCTTATCATAGGTGGACAGGTGATTGAAAGATTAACGGGTGAATATATTTATATGTATGACCAGTTATACAATAACAAAGATGATACTACCCAAACGTTATACTTTATGACTGGACATGGAAATCATATTCAATTTTCAGAACCATATACATTCTATGTCAATTTACCTTTTTATTTTTTCAGAAATCCAAGTCTAGCTATACCGATGTGTGCCATCACGAAGCAGCTCGTCGAAGTTCGAATAACTTTTAAACCGTCCGATTACAAAATAAGTTATTCATACAAAAAAAAGTTTGCAGATAGTACAACGTGGTCAGTGCAACCGACGAACGATGGTTCTATTAATAGTGCTTCTCTCATCACGGATTACTTCTTCATCACTGATAATGAAAAGAGTTTTTTACGTACGAGACCAGTTGAATATGTCATCACACAGTTACAGATTGCTACGATACCATTTGAACCCAATAATGCATCTCGCTCAGTGATGCTAAATTTCCAACACCCAGTGAAGGAATTATTATTTATGGCGACATTACAAGAAAGAAAATTGACACCGCAAGATGGTGGGGGGCCAGATCTACTTGGTAATATAGTCGCAGAAAGTGATAATAATATTTATCTTTCCGAAAAAATAAATATTAGATCTGATACGAGATTTATAAAAAATATATCACTTGATTTCAACGGTAGTAAAGTTTTTGACCATGGTAGAACACACCTCGCGTATCAGCAATCTCTACAGTACCACACGGGTTGTCCGTCCCCAGCCTATGAATTTTATACATATTCTTTCGCCCTGAAACCTGAAGTCTATTACCCAACAGGTCAAGTGAACATGAGTCGGATCATCCATAAAAAACTTTCAGTGGAACTTAATGAAGTAGATACATTGAATGATATATTTGTAAACGTGTATGCCCTTAATTACAATGTGTTGAGAATAGAGAGTGGATTAGCGGGTTTAAAATTTTAGAGGGTACTAGTAGTAATGGCTGGGCGTGTACAGCTCGCTACGAGGGGAACACAGGACGTGTTCTTCACGGACAACCCAGAGTATACATATTTCATCAAAAACTTTAAAAAGCATACAAACTTCGCAGTGTACACGGTGGATCATGATGTCACGGGAGATATTGAGTTTGGAAGTACCCTCCGGTGCACCATCCCTCAAAACACGGGGGACCTCATGAAAACTGTCAGACTCCATGTAAAACTCGGAGCTATCGACCAACCTAGTGAGGCTTATTGTGCGAATGGATACGTCGAATCTATCGGACATGCTATGATAGAACACGTCGATATTAACATAGGGGGTAAGCTTGTGCAGCGAGTCACACGCGATTACATGCAGATATATTCAGAACATTACGTCACACAGACGAAACAAGTGAATCTCGAAAAACTCATCGGTAAACCACCATCCGAACTGTCTGGTACACCTGTGCAGAGTTTTGGTATACTAGGCTATTTAGGTGCAGCCATAGAAGAACGAACGTGTATCATAGATGTACCTTTTTATTTTCATAATAATCCATCCCTGGCTATACCATTATGCGCGATTGGAAAACAAGAATGTGAAATCGTTGTACAATTAAGTCCGATAGATAAATGTATATATAAATCGTATATAACTGATGGTGGGGAGTATGAATGGTATATAAATGTAATCAAGTCTACACAACTCGGATTGATTAAAAGTTTTACAATACAGACTGAACTCGTAGCCCTCGAAGAACCTGAAAGGGTAAAATATCAGGAACAATCGACTGATTTTATAATTACACAAGTGCAGAGTGACACGTCGTACATACCACCCGGGACTTCACATATACAAAAACTAGAGTTTAAACATCCGGTGAAAGAATTGTATTTTATCATCCAAAGAACTGGTTCCACTGTATCTACATTTGATTATGATCATGATAGTCAAGTAAATGGAACAAAATATATAAATTATGAACATCTAAACAATTTGCAGATACGTTTAGACGAAAATATAACTCTCAATGAAATCACTGGGAATGTTATCCATCTCAGGGCAGTTCAGAGTGGTATTCATCATTCGAGAACTCAACTTTTTAGAAGATTTTATTCGTATAGTTTCGCATTAGAACCAGAGAGGTGGTATCCTACTGGGCAGATAAACTTTGGTCTAGTGAAGGACCAATACTTGAATTTATCATTAAATAATTACGCGGGGCAAAGGGAACTTAGAGTTTACGCGCTTAGTTATAACATCTTAAGAATTGAAAATGGAACCGCACGACTTCTCTTCGGCGGCGATTAATATTATCACACCAGTTTTTGAAAATGCGGTCATGTTGTCAGGACACTACGCACGAGCCTGTGGGCGCTCAACAATCCTCGCCAAGGATATGGAATATTGTATGAAATATTGTGCGATGCACACTATAGGTGATAAAATTGGTTCCTACTTTCC